TTAAGATTGCTTTTTCACTATAAAGAAGCTGTCTAATTTATCGGCAGCAGCACGATCAGCAGATTTGAAAGCATGGCCATATGTGTTCATCGTCACAGAAATATCAGAGTGCCCTAAACGCTCGGATATGATTTTAGCATGTACACCTTGGGCAATTAATAAAGATGCAGATGTGTGACGTAAATCATGCAAGCGAATGTATTTAAAGTTGTGCCCATTGATAAATGTATGCCAACGTTTTGATGGACTTGTTGGATACAAGTGAGTACCATTAAACGCATGGAATAACCATTCTCTTTCTTTTTCAATCCATACGTCACCTTTACGTAATTTCTCTTTTGCCCAATGTTTACGATATTTCTTTAATTCAGCCATTACCGATTCGGGTATAGTAACGTAACGCTTTGATTTTTTAGTTTTAGTGGATTTTATATGAGGTCCTTGTTTTGTTAGTACGATGGACTGTTGAATATATATTTGCTTATTTTCAAAATCAACATCTTTCCACTCTAAACCTAATAATTCACCTTTTCGCAATCCAGCAGCTAAAGCTAAAGTAAACATCATACGCCATAACTCAGTCTCACTTTGTAACATAAGCATTAACGTTTCAATTTCTTCTTCCTCATAAATTTGCATTTCTTTGTCTACATCATCTGTGTCACTTGGTCGAGGTTTTTCTACTCCATCCATGGGATTATTAGTTAGTACATTCCATTTCACAGCATATTTAAAAATGCTCTTTAACGACCTGAATACGTCTTGTTTACTGTGATATGAGACTGGATCATCTTTGCCGTCATATCGTTTCATGTCACGTATAACATTCATAAGATGAAATGCATTAATTTGATCCATACGCATATGACCAATGATAGGGGTGATATGCAACTCTAATTTACGTTGGTGATTGCCATACGTCGTTAAAGCAAGTGTAGAGGCAAAATCTTTTTCCCATTGTGCAGAAAAGTCTTTAAAAAGTATTCTTTCAGTTTGCACATGGTTACCTGATAGAACTTCATCTTTAAATTTTAAATATTCACGATCTAAAAACTCTTTTAATAGTTTAGGTGACATTTTTTCTTCGATAATTCTTGATTTTCGTATTTTGGGATATTTGCCATGCGCATCTTTGGGCAAATAAACAGTGAATCGATAAGAGTTATCTCCACGTTGTTCAATATTAGCCATTATAATTTCCTCCTTTTAATTTAGCTTTACTATTTACTATATATAGACACCACCACCTTTAAGGGAATATACGTTCCTTTTATGGGTAAATTTTTTTACCGTCAAAACATTTTAAAACTAATAGTTCTGTCGGTATGCCTTTTTCTTGGATAGTTTCACCAAAAGAAAAAGTCAATTCGCTTCCCTCTACAAATAACTCATCAGGTAATAACAATTCAATTGCAAATGTATTTGCTTCAATTTCGATTTTTTCATTTGAAAACAGGGTGTGCTTTTTCAAAAAAGCAGAATTGGCTTCAGGGTGTTGAATAACATGCCCTAGTTCGTGAGCACAAGTATAATACTGTTTTTCACAGGGTAAATTTTCGTTGATATGTATTACTTTAGTGCGGTGAGATCTACTATAATAGCCATAAATCGACCCTAAGGGTTCAAATATAACAACTACTCCTAGCAGATCAGCCAACTTAAAAGGATCGCTTGTACCATATTTTTTTATTAATCGTTCTACAGTCTCTTTAATATCCACCACAAACACCACCGTTTTTATTCTCTATATTTTTTAGGTGTGAATTTCTGTTTCGCCATTTTTTTAGTTAATCGTAAAGTATTTTCCCAAGAAGCGATTAACAGTTCTCTATCTTCTTCATCTAATTCATCTAAGATTCTTCCGTCAAACGCTGCAAAGGCACTGTCAACATCTTCACCATCAATGATTTTTTTGAGTTCGCGTTGGATAGAAAGTTCATCTTTTTCTGTTAAATCATAGTAACGTTGTTTATCTGTTCGTCCCAACAAGTAGTCTGTACTTACATTAAAATAGTCAGCCACTCTAATTAAATTACTCCCTTTAGGAGTATTTTTCTTCCAAGAATATAGAGTGTTTTTGCCCAATCCAATCTCTTCTTCGAGTTTATTTACAGAAATTCCTTGCGCGTCGCAAAGTTTTTTTAGTATGTCAAACGCATTCATATCAACGTTTCCTCCCGTTTGCATACCTATATATTAAATCTAGTTTTAATAAAAAGGTTGATTTTTAAATCTAGTTTTAATATACTCTAGGTAAGCTAATTGTTCAGCTAAAAAAGAGTACAAAAAAGACGACCTATTTAAAAACATTTTTCGTTGGGGAACGGTTTAAATGTTGGTTTAAAGGCTTTTTAAAAGTCTTATTTAGCTATGTCTTTATATTAAAACTAGTTTTAATTATTGTCAATACTTTAGCGTATTATTTAGCTTATTCTTTAATTTATGCGCTGTGATACCGAGCCTATGACGGTATAAATTATTTTAAAATAAATGTCCCTTTTTATGGTGTTTTATGCAATTTACTAAATAAGGGGATATTTCCATGTAATATTTTTCATTCAAACTAATAGCTAAAACCGGACGGTGGCGACGTCATTTTTCAAAGGAGGTACAGAGATGCCAGAAGATTTAGGGGCACAAGTAAGAAGTGAGTTATTTAAACGAAAAATGAGTCAAAAGGATTTAGCTGAAATGGTTGGTATTTCTAATGCTTATCTATCAGATATTATTCGCGGACGCAAGGATGGTCCTAAAGCGCAAGAGCACATCAAACATATTCGCAAAATTTTATCCATTTAAAAGGATGTGAGTCATATGGAGAAACTTACTTTATCAGTTGATGAAATTGCAAGTGAATTGGGAGTTAGTAAAACAACTATTTACACAATGGCGAGACAAAAGGAAATACCTCATACAAAAGTCAGGGGGAGAATTTTATTTCACAAGCCGACCATCGAACATTGGTTGATTACTAATACAGAGGGCGGTGATGTCGAATGAATAAATCCGAAGCATCAGTTGAGAGGAGATGAAAGTAAATGAATGAAATTCCAACAATTGAATTTTTAAAGAAAATTTCAGATGAAGGGTTTGAGGATTATAAAAAGGATGTTCTAAATGGTCCTTTATTTAGAAAAATTATGATTCAAATTGAAGACGCTGCACTAGCTGGTTATACAGGTCGTAAAAATAAGTTAGACCATCGTACGGACGATTTTAGAGCATTGAAAGTTATCCAAAAAGAGCTGCAGGCAAAAGGCTTTTACTGTGAATTTGAAACCGTTGAAAAGAAGGGCCTAATAGTACCGTACAAAGAACAGTATTTCCATGTTAAGTGGGGTGAGTAGAAATGTTTCTAGCTGTCGGAATAGAAACTGAAACAGTCTATGCAAGTGGTAGCAGAGCAGAATGTTTACAAGCATTAAATGAAAAGTTCCCTTCATATTTGTATAAAAAAAGTAACTTAAAGATTTCAAAGGGGGCATTAGGTTCAAATATTTTGCCTGAACCAATAAAAATCAAAAAGGAGCGAAAATAATGAAATCAACAGGTATCGTTCGTAAAGTCGATGAGCTAGGTCGTGTAGTATTCCCAATAGAATTACGTCGCACATTGGGCATTGCAGAAAAGGATGCATTAGAGATTTATGTAGATGATGACAAAATCATTTTGAAAAAATACAAGCCAAATATGGCATGTGCAGTTACTGGAGAAGTGTCGGATGACAATATGAGTCTATTGAACGGCAAACTAGTGTTGAGTGCAGAAGGCGCTAAAGCATTACTAGATGAAATTAAGCAATCAAAGTAGGTGAATGTTTTGAATGATTGCATGTTAGAAGTTTTAGGTGATTATTTCGTTAAACACGACTTGGTTAACAAAGGATGGACGTTTGAGCAGTTTGTGGCTGAGTGGCAACGTGGAACTATCGTGATGACAAAAAAATAGAGCTCTTACCGGTGCAACGGTTTAAGGTCCAATGACAAAATATTAAAGCCATTATAGCACGAAATGAGGTGTTTTCAAAAATGGCGCAAGTGAAAGAAAAACAAATCGAAAATAAAATAAAAAAGTGGCTTGAGGGCAATGGCTATTGGTGGATGAAGGTACATGGTGACATGTTTCAAAAGTCAGGTGTACCAGATATCTTAGCCTGCGTTAATGGAAAGTTTGTAGGTATTGAAGTGAAACGGCCAGGTGGTCGATTGAGTGAACTACAAAAATATAACATTGAACGAATTCAAGCTGCAGGAGGTGTAGCATTTGTCGCAACAAGCGTTGATGAAGTCAGAACTAACCTCGACCACTTCCGTGTTATATGAATATCAAAAAGATGTTTTAAACGGAGCAAAGGACAATTGGCTTTATGCACTTGATACTGGAACCGGAAAAACAATCCTATCTATTCATCACTACTTAAAATTTTATCGAGGTGAACCACTTCTTATTGTAGCGCCACCACAAAAAATAAAAGAAGGTGGCTGGGATAGAGATATTCAAACGGTTGTGGATCATCACGGAATTGAAATTGGGTATGACCTTTTAAGTTACGGAAAAATAGCAGCTGATTGGAAAAAATATAAAGGGTGGTTCGTCATTTTTGATGAGTGCCATTATGTTAAGACACCAACAAGTCAACGTGGAAAGGCTGCCGTTTCTTTAATAAAGAATAGTACACACTTTGTATTGCTATCTGCAACACCATCTTCGAATGGGTGGAGCGATACGATTAACTATTTCATTATGTTTGACTTAGCGAAAAATAAAACGCAGTTCGAACGTGAATATGCACAGTTTGACACGATGTTTTTAGGTAAGCGCCGGATTAACAAAGTAGTTGGTTGGAACCGTGAATCGATACTTAAAAAAATGTATCAATCCTTTAGCGTGAAGTTGGCCAAAGAAGATTGCTTAGATCTGCCGGATATGGTGATTGAAGATATTTCATTTCAGCGTTCGAATGAATACTTGAAATTGAAGAAGGACCGGATTTTAGAAGTGAATGGCGAGAAAGTTGTATATGATACCTATCCAAAGTTGGCACAGGGCCTGCGCTTTTACGCAAACCAAAAAGACAAGCTCAAATATGTGGAGATGCTTGCGGAAAGTACGGATGAAAACATTGTAATCTTCTATAATTTCAAAGCAGAAAAAGAGCTGCTATTGCAGTTGCTAACGAAATTGAAAAAGAAAGTTTATGAGGTAAGTGGTCAACGGTCAGAATTACCCAAACGTGAGATTTGGGACACGCTTAGAAATTCCGTAACTCTTGTACAATATCAGGCTGGTGCTGCAGGTATTGAATTGCAATATGCAAACCTAGTTATCTTCTATACACCAACTTATAGTTTGCAAGATTACGAGCAATCGCTTGGACGTGCTTATCGCAATGGCCAGACAAAGAAAGTAACTGTTTACCAGTTTATTTCGAAAAACACAATTGAAGAACTAATCTATACAGCACTCAAAACGAAAAAAGATTTCACTGAAGAATTATTCGTTAAATATATGGGGGATTAACCGATGGGTGAAAAACGCTACATGTATATAACTGATGAAGATTATTCCGCTGCTGAAGCAATTGGGATAAGCCAAAACAGACTTTATCAACGTGTTCGTGATTATGGATGGGATGTTGATCGTGCTATTTCAACGCCAGTAAATAAAAAATTCGCTTCAAATGGTCGGTGGGCACGTTGGAAAGAGAAAGCCGTTGTTTCTAGGGCTACGTTTGGATCACGTATTCATAATGGATGGGATGAAGAAACGGCAGCAATGACTCCTAAATTAACACCTAAAGAGTGCACCGCTAGATCTAAAGCCGTGCAAAATCGAACAGCCTGTATTCCCCCAGATAAAATTCTTATCGCGGAATTTAACGGTATCAAACGTGCGACTGCTTATGCAAGAGTTAGCGTGTACGGATGGAGCATTGAAGATGCTATAACGATTCCGACAATGCCGCCTAATAAACGGCCACGTAAAAAGGGTGGTGGGAGGAATGGTTGAAATTTAATTAACTGTAAAAAAATAGCACCCCATCAACGAGACAGAGTGCTACTTTCATTTTCAACGTTAGAGTACTAATTTTGTAATCAAAATAACCAATAACGTCAAGATGCAACCTGATAATGTTTTACCAATTTTCAAGTTACCTTTGAATTTAAAATTCATACCTCTACCTCCTTAAATGCATATGCAAGGTACACCGCAAGTCCAAGTCTTAGTCGGGGGGGTGCCACCTTACAACACTTTTCTTTATCATTCATAACATTTATAGGTTTTCGAGGTAATTATTATATTATAAGTAATTTGTATTATTTTGTAAATATATAAGTCAATTGAAAGAATAAACGAATTAGTAGAGAGGATGAACGAAAATGTTCGCAACAGATGATAAAAATGTAACTGAAAATCGACGCGTATTCGTCGGCGGTTCAGATGTTCCTATAATCTTGGGATTAAGTAAATACAAAAAGGCATTTGAACTTGCGAAAGAAAAAGTTGGACTTGCTCCGATGGTTTTCGATGGCAATGAATATACAACATACGGTCAAGTTATGGAGCCTCAAATTCGCGACTATATCAACGCCATTAATGAAACAAAATTTGTACCGGACACAACTATCAATAAAGAAAAGCAATTACGTGGTAACTGTGATGGTGCTGATTATGGTGAGCAGCTGTTGCTTGAAATAAAAACTCACGGTAAAAAGCCAACAAAGGAAATTTATGAAGTGCAAATTCAACTGTATCTCTTCATGTTCGAATTACCTGCAGCTTGGCTAGCATTCTATGAACGTCCTGATAATTTCGATGCAGAGTTTGAGGCTGAGCGATTAAAAATTGAAGTTATTCATTATAACGAAACGAAAGTAAATGAAATCTTAAAGCAAATTGAGCTGTTCTGGAAACGTTGTGAAGCATTGAAGGCGAATCCAGGACTTACTGAATCGGAATTTCATTCAATTGGTATTGAAGAAGGACAAGGTAACGAAATTGCAATAGTTGCGAATCAAGTTGCTCGTTTAGAAAATGAGCTTATTCAGTTTAAACAGCTTCAAGATGAACATAAGGCAATGAAGCAAAAAATGTACGACTTGATGATTGAGCATAAAGTGAAATCATTTGAAACGGATGGATTAACAATTACAGCCGTTTTACCATCTAGCTCTACTAAAGAAGTAATTGATATTAGTACATTCAAAGAATCACATCCTCGTATTGCTAAAAAGTTCATTGAAGAAAAAACAAGCAGTAAAGCGGGCTATGTGATGATCAAAGCTAAAAAAGTTAAGGAGGCAAAATAACAATGGCAGCATTACCAGCTAATAAACCAAAACAAACAATTGAGGTACCTCGTAATTTCTTCATCTGGGGTCCTACAATGAACGGAAAATCGTATTTAGCAAGTGAGTTTCCAAACCCAGTTATTTTAAATACAGATGGAAATGCTAATCAAATTGAAACACCGTCAGTGGATATGAAAAATGCACGTAATCCAAAAACAGGTGTTATTACAAAATCGGTTGTTGAACAAATGCTCGAGCTTATCAAAGAATTAGAGCAAGGTAAACACACATTTGAAACAGTCGTAATTGATGTGGTTGACGATCTGTTTACATTAATCGAACAAGCTATTTGCGAAGAACACGGCGTAGATTATGTTGGCGATGTTCCGTATGGGAAAGGTTGGGGTTTACGCAAAACATTCATTACATCGATTGTGGTACGCCTAAAAGCATTGCCAATGAATGTGATTTACGTCTCTCGTTATGCAACAAAGCTTGATAACAACGTAGAAACGCCAATTCCGTCTTTACCTGATAAAGATTTAAACATTGTAAATGGTAACTGTGATTTAAACATCATGTGTCAAAAAATCGGTAAAAACTATTTACGTCGTGTAGTTGATCGTCGCAAAGTTTATGAGCGTGAATGGGTACAAGATGAGCGTCTTCTATCTATCTTAGATTCTATGACTGGGGCATTTCCTAAGAAGGATTCTAAAGGTGCACCAACTACTGTTGCGAGTGAGCAAGTAGAAGAAAAGCAAACATTAGCAAATTTAGCTGCAAAAGAAAATGAAGTGATTCAAAATGCGGACCAAAGTGAGCCGCAATCAGACCAAGTTACGGACCAATCGGACCAAAAGCAACAAAATGATGATTCAGTACCGTTTGATGTAGCGGATAAAACAATGTATTACCAACATGAAGGTTCCGGTGAATACAGCATTGTTAAAAAGGGTGAGTCGCTAGAATTTTTAAGTGGAGATATTTTTGACGAACGTACTCGAGCTGAATATTTAGCTTGGAAAAAAGAAGCAGCTGAAATTAAACAATACGTGGAAGATAATCCACCACCTGCAGTACCAAAAGAGGACCAACCAAAAGCATCACGCACAGCTTCACCGAGAGCTCCACGTGCACCACGTACGAAATGATTTGCCCGTACTGCAAGAAACCTGCTGAATTTATGAGTTCGGTTGATTTCTACGGTCATGATTATAAAACAAATTTGTATGTATGCCTTCCATGCGATGCCCGAGTTGGTACTCATGGAAGAGGAAAAACACCATTGGGGACAATGGCAAATAGCAATCTAAGAAGTTTGCGTAAAGAGTGTCACAGGCGTTTCGATGTGCGTTGGAAAACAGGTAAGGTCAGTCGTTCAAAAGCATATCAGCAATTGGCTGAGATGATGAATCTACCTTCTGAAAAGGCACATATCGGAATGTTCGATAAAGTACAATGCACGAAATTATTATCACTTATTCCAAAGGAGAGAAATTACATGAGCAATTTAGCAGCAATGGCACAAAAATTATTAGCAGAGGGCTTTGACCCAAAAACTTCACCGGTCGACAATTACGAAAAATTACCAGAAGGGATTTATGACGTTGTTTTATCTGATGTTAAATGGGTAGTTAACGAAAATTCGGGTTCTGAACGTTTACAACTTGATCTGGATATTCTTAATGATGGTTTTGAAAACCGCAAACATTTAGGCATGATCTTTTTCAGTGAAAAAATGATGGAGCGTGCATTAAAGCAAACAATGAAATGTGCAGCTGTATTAGATATTGATTTAGACCCAACGGTGTTTGGTTCCCCTGAAACAGATTTAGTTGAAGCATTCAAAGAAGCACTTGGTGTGCAATGTGAAATGGAAATTAAGCACCAAAAGAACAGTGATTTCGTCAACTTCTCACTAAGCGAACCAGAGGCTTAATCTATGTTCAAAGTGTATGATTTTGAAGTATTTCCGAATGACTGGATGTGCGTCATTTTAAATCTAGCCAACAACAAAATCATGCGTATACACAATGACAAGGCTGCTCTTTTGAGTAGCCTTTCTTCTAAGGATATTTTGGTTGGTTTTAATAATCATTACTATGACGACATCATTTTATGGGCCATTAAGACGGACCAGGATCCATACGAAATCAGTAAACAAATTATCGCTGGTACGTTTAAACGAAAAGTGAATTGCGGTCATCTTACATTGGACGTTAAGCAGGAAACGATTAACAAAACACTTTCTCTTAAAGAGTCTATGGCTAATATGGGCATGAGCATTATCGAAACGCCGGTTGATTTTGAACAAGAAGAATTAACAGTTGAACAGGTTGAATCAATCATGGATTACTGTGAGAACGATGTTAGTGGTACAAATAATATTTTCGCTAAGCGTGAGGATTATTTTGCTTCAAAATTTAATATTGTCGAATTGTTTAAGTTGCATCCAACCGATGTAGCAAAGACACGTGCAAACCTTGCAGCTACTGTTTTAAAAGCAAGGAAAATAAAAGACCATAAACGGGACCGGTTGAAATTAGTTTATGATAAACGACTTGTTATCACTGAGTTACCGAAATCGATTGTTGAATTTTACGACAACATTGTAGGCGCGTATTTAGAGGGTGGCATGATCACCGATTTAGAAAAGCGCCAACTAGAATACAAGCTTGCTGGACTAGTACACACATTTGGATTTGGTGGCGTCCATGCAGCGAAGGAAAATTATGTGAGTGAAGGACACTTTCTTCACATCGATGGTAAATCGTATTTCCCATCAATAAAACTCAACAACAATTTTATTAGTCGTGCGGCTTCAATGCCAGAGCGGTACGAAAAAATTTATCACGACAGGTTGAAATTACTTGAAGAAAAAAATAGTGAAGCTGAAACTTATAAAATCGTACTCAATGCAGCAGTTGGGGCATGTAAAGCTGAGTACAATGCACTCTATGATCCATTGCAGTTTAATAATGTCGTAGTAAATGGCCAATTGATTTTAACACATTTAATTTTGTTACTGGATCCATTTGCTGAACTGATTCAATCAAATACAGACGGCATCATTATCAAATATGAAGATACAACATTCCGTCCAGTGATAGATGATGTTATTGAGCGTTTTGGGAAACATTATGAATTAAAATTTGCAGTCACAGAGATTAATAAAATCGCACAGCGCGATGCGAATAATTATTGTGTGCGTTATCAGGATGGAACGATTGTGGCAAAAGGGATTATGAAGAATCATGAATGTGGCAACTGGGAACGTAATAACCTTTCAATTATTGATAAGGCACTGGTCAATTACTACATGCATGAAATTCCAGTACAAAAAACAGTGATTAATACATTTAAAAAAGATGTATCAGCGTTCCAAATCGTTGCTAAGAGTGGAAAATTTGATGGCATGGTTACAGAAGTTTTCGAAGATGGCCAAATGAAAATGAAACCACTTCAAAAAGTAAATCGCCTATTTGCTACAAAAGATGCTTTTCTTGGCAGCGTGTTTAAAGTGAAGGATAACAAATACCAAAAGGTTCCAAATAGTCCGGAGCAAGCGGTTATTTGGAATGGACCAATCGATCAGTTTGATAAACGAAAAATTGATTTGAATTGGTACGTGAAAATGATTCAAAAGCAGTTATTTGTGTAAATTGTGAGGTGCTGGTCTAGGTCATGATTTTATTCTTCATTTTTAAGAGATTCTTTATTTTTTTCGTCACGTTCTTTTAGCCATTCCATCTGATCATCGTGATTTTCTTTACTTTGTTTAAATATCATATCAACTACGCCACAACCACTTAACATAAAAATGCTGATAGATAATAATAAAGTTCTAAAGATTTTTTTCATTATTCATACCTCCCTTTAGTTTACTTATTTATCGGTACTGAATAAGGAGTAATAAGCTAAATGAAGTAAATCGAATAGATATAACTAAGGATAGTCTAAAAATATATTATTAATTTGATTTACTATTGATAACTAAATGACATTGGGAAATATAAAAACACTAAGATTTATTAAAAAGGAGACATGGCCATGAAAACAGCAACACCTACTACTGAAGCAACAAATAAATCAGACATCTTAATTGATGTGCTTTTCAAGAAAATGCAAAAGGACGATAAAAAGGAAATTTTAATGTTTCATATTTTATCAGATGAAACAAAACATGCAGCGGAGCTATTACGACTTACTGGTAAAATGACGATTTTAACAATTTCCGATGAAGAAGGTCCGTTTGATCCAATTCAAGCGGAGTTCATGAATTTGCAACGGGATAATAAAAAGACGGTTCTTAAATTTAATATCGCTACTGAAGATGTGGATCGCGTGAATGCCCTTTATCCATATGCAGGTACAAATGTAAAACTATTAATTCAGCCGCAACAACTAACAATTGATGATGTACCAGAACATAATGGTATTGAGTATGGGGTCGGTTCTGATGGAAGTGTTTCTGTTACGGATAAACTTGTTTGTGATTTTTGCGAAAGTGAAGTAGATCAAGTTCAATTTGTCGAAACATATTCATTTTCAGGCAATGTTTGCGATGAATGTAGAACGCACGAAATTAAAGATTAACTGAATAAATCATACAACTTAGATAGAAAGGAGGGGTGAACTTGGCAGACATCAAAAAGCCATTGCGTTATATCGAGCTTGAGCAAAAAAAACCTAAGCATTCATTTGAAATTTTCAGTACGGATCATATTAATTACAAAGATGCCGGTGTCATTTTAACAAGGGATATTGTGGTTGTCGACTTTGATACTCGTTCAACGGCAGCCGATTATATTTATTCCTGCTATCCAACATTAAAGGTTGAAACAACGCGTGGCTTCCACTTGTGGTACAGACGGCCAAAGTCGGAGCAAATCAATACACCGATTAAAAACTACACGAATAAAACAACAGTTTCTGGTTTAAAAGTAGATTACAAGACTGGTACCAAATCGCAAGCAACTATCAAGCAAAATGGTAAATTGCGAGAAATGGAAAATGGCCACTATCTCGATGATGTCAATGCGTTGCCAGAACTTCCTTTGCTCCTATACCCGTCCAAATTAAAACATGATTTGCTTTCTTTAGATGACGGACAAGGGCGAAATAGTGCAATTTATAGCCATTTGCTCACAACCTTAGAGCAATATGGTACAGATTTAATCGATAATGAAACGCTGCAGGTGCTTTCAACATTTATTAATACCAAAGTATTTAAAGAGCCACTTCCTGATGAAGAGCTCGGAAATACCATTAAATCCGTACTCGAGAAGAAGCCAACTCCTGATTCGCAACAATGGCTCAACTCAAAAGATATGGTAATGACAAGTGAGGTCTTGGCCAAGCGCCTAGACCTTCACTATTACAATAATCAAATTTTCTTCAAACAGATGGATCGCTACATAAGCGATACGAATAAATTGCTACGTGAAATTGATAAGCACATTAAATTAAAACCTGCACAACATAAGCAGCTGTTAGATCTATTTCGAATTAAAGCTAGATCAGTTGAAGATGATGATTTTATTATTCAACTTCCAAACGGTGTAACGCTTGATGATGGAGAACCCATTCTTATTGATGGTGGCTTCACACCATATTATTTAGATGCTCAATATGACGATGAGGCATATGACGAACATGTTGATAAGTTCCTAAATTTCTTCACAGTAAACAGAAGGGACTTGCGAATAGTAATTGAAGAAATGTTTGGCCATGTACTGATGACAAAAGGTTTCCCACATAAAGTATTTTTCTACATGAGTGAAAAAGGGAATAATGGTAAGTCTACATTTTTAAAAATGCTCCAGGCTTTCACAGATGGTTTATATACAAGCGTTCCACTTGATAAATTCGATGACGATACATCTGTATACGGTCTATCTGGTAAACTAGCAAACATTGCAGATGATATTAATGCCGGCTACTTAGAAAAGTCGTCGAATTTCAAAACGCTCGCATCAGGCGACCCAGTCATGATTCGTCCAATTTACTCAAGTCCCATCACTATACGCAGTAAGGCAACTTTAATCTTTACATGTAACAAGATGCCACAATTCAAAGATAAGTCCGGCGGTGTGGCCAGACGCCTAGTTGTCGTACCATGTGATGCAACTGTTAAAGAAATAGATGAGCATCTCGATGAAAAGTTAGCCACTGAGTCAGCCAAGTCTTATATTTTAAAACTAGCTCTTGATGGTATTCAGCGGATCCGTAAAAACGGGAACCAACTAACTGTCTCACAAACAATTGAGCAGCAAACAATTGATTACTTCATCGAATCTGATAGCGTACTCTCGTTCTTACATTATTACGCAGATAAAATTGAGGACAAAAAAACTCGGGATGTTTATGCGATGTATGTCGCTTACAGTGATGGAGAGGGATATAAACCGGCTGGTAACACCGAATTCGGTCGTCGTTTGCGAAAGGAAGGCTGGGAGTCTAAACAGAAGAAAGTGGATGGAAATAATCAAAGAATTTATGTAAAGGTAACGGAAGAAGTAGCAAGTTCGTAGAAGTTATTTGTTACGTGCTACAAACGCATATATATCAACGGTTTCATTCATTTTAATATAGTGGGGGGGTAACAAGTGAAAAAGCACATCTGTTACCCACTTGAAGTATTGGTATATCTATACTTACTACTATTTATTTTATTAAGTAACAAATAAATAATAATATATTTATATATAAATAATAAATAAAGAAAAAAAGAAAGAAATTAAAAATATATAAAGAGAAATTACGATTTCATCTGTTTATTTGTTACCTACACACTCAAAGGCTTGATATATCAATGTTTTAGTAGGAACAGATGGTTTGTTACTATCTAAAACCTTATTCGTTACCTCTTATTAAAAAGGTAGGTGCTGCACATGTATGAATGGTTGCGAGATTATCAAAGAATTGAAGATGATATTGCCCATCTAGAATTTAATTTAGAACAATCCACAAAAGAATTAAAACGCTGGGTTGAAGGTGATCTCAAAGATGTAAAGCTTGCTGCTGATTCTAATGGAGCAAAGTTAGAAGAACGTATTGAGCGCATCCGGAAAGAATTGACCATTAAGCAAACTGAACGTGAGAATTTCATCAAACTGATCAGTAAATTTAAAGGATTGGATAATCAACTGCTGCGCCTTAAATATATAGATGGAATGACATTGGAACAAATCGCTGAAGAGTTAAATTACAGTTCCAGCTACATATCTAAGAAGCACGCTGAGATAGTTAAAATGATAAAGTTCGCTCATGAAATAAAACATTCACTTTTATGACACCATGTTGATGGTATGTGACCTATTGAAAATCCGTTATATGATGTTAGTGTAATAGTTTGGTCGAGAGCCTATATTTCTCTCATGAGAAGTCTGTCCTATTTGGATGGACTTCTTTTTGTGATATGATTAGAGAAACGAAGGGGGATTAACTATGTATATTAAATTAATAATTAAATATAAAAATGATAGAGAAGAAACCTTTGAAGGACTTTTTGATATTATGGCTAGTGATGATGATTTAGTGTTATACAATGTACAATCACCTGAAATTGCAATGTGGGCTAGAACTAATATTAAAGGAAATCAACCTATTGATTATATTCAAGTTGTAAGTGAAAATTTATCAAGTAAAATCTTTAATAAATATACGTATATAAGTGAATTCAAGGGCAATCTTAATGATACTATTATTAAAATAACATGAGTATGACTAAGTCACATCTAACCAGGTGTGGCTTTTTATTATGTCGAATTATGATGACAATCATTTCCATTAACGTTATGATTAATGTGAATGGAGGAGAATTTATGAGTAAACACGGTGGAGGGGAATGGTTAAATCGAATGAGTAATAGAAATGACATTACGGGATATTTAACTCATTTAACAAGAGCAAATGAAAATATGAATGCTGTTGAAGTTTTAATAAAAATATTGAATGAAAAAACAATAGTAGCTAATGACGGATTTACTTTAGGTAATGAAAAAGTTGTTTGTTTTCAAGATGCACCACTATCTGGAATTGTGCAGAACTTACTTTATGAGGAAGTTTATCATAGCGATAAAAATAGATATGAGGGAACGGGATTAATGCTACCAAAACCTTATATGTTTAATAAAGGATGTAGACCAGTTATATATGAAACTAAGGAAAACTATAATGAATTATTTTCTAATGTTAGATGGAGAGTAGTGACTACTGACTACAAGGAAGAAAAAGTTGTAGACTGGTCACATGAGAGAGAATGGCGCATCAAAGGTAATTTAGAATTTGATCTTAATAGGGTTTGTGTTATCTTAAGAAATACAGAAGAATACCAATTATTTATTTCGAAAATTAGTAAAGATGTATTATCTAGCATTCAAGGAATCGTTACATTACAACACATTCAAGTATAAACTTTAGTCACATCAATTGCGATGTGGCTTTTTCTTATGCCTTGAACACTGCATATCAAACAGCCAATTATGAGGATTCGCATATTAGTCGGAGTGACTTAAATAAAACCATACAGGGCGGAATTTGGTATGTAGTGTTGAAAGCATAAAAATTTTTATAAAGGAGACCTTGATTGATTCTTTTTCCATATTCATGATAATGACTGTCGCTAATTAGCATACACCTTCTATGTCGCTAATTAGCATACAGTAGTGTCGCGGATTAGCGACAGTGAAATGAGTTCCTTCATTAAAAGGCCGCATCTGAAAGAAAACAATAAAGAAAACAATAAAGAAAACATACTAGCAAATGCATTTTGCTAGGGAGAGATATTGTTATATTTAACGATAGTGACAAACATTACCATTCCGTTTACAATTGTAATTGTAAGCGATTGGAGGTGAGTAAGATGAATTTAGAAGAATTGAGAATAGGATTTAAATATGCAAGTTCAACGCATAAATTTTATATGGTATTATTGGCATTAACAATGGTCGGGATAATATTTCAGATGATATATGTGGGTATGCAAGGTATCGAAAGCTATGAGGATATACATGCATTTGCGATTTTGCTATTGATGGCCGGACTATTTGTAGTTTATAGAGATAGTCAAAAATGCTAGTTGAGTTCCATTCAAACGTAATATTTTAGTGAATAAATTAAGTCACATCTAACCAGGTGTGGCTTTTTATTTTGAAACTTTCCCCTTATATACTCGTATGTTAATTAAGGGGGAATATATATGTGGCAAACATTAAAAAAGTTTTATAACCGTTTAAGTTTAATAGTACTTGCAATTGTATTAATCTTCTTTTTCTTCTTTGCTATTTTTACATTTATAATTGAAGGTTCGAAAGGTAGTTTAGATCCAATAACATTTGTTTCATTAGCGGCTGTAATTTTATCTTTCCCAGGAATAGTAAATACAATCACAGATGAATATATTCCAAAAAAGAAAACATATAAATTATCTAGTAATTGTCCCAAATGTAAACATTTGATTCGAATGGATATGAGAGAAGAATAAAATATTTAAGAAGTCGCACTCACTACGAGTTGCGGCTTTTTATTATCAAATTAATATCATGTCCTTTCACTTTGCTTACAATTGTAGGTGGATGGGAGGTATATAACTTTAAATACTTTTCTTTTAATACTAAATGATATAAAAAATCTCACATTTACAAATTATATCTTAAGTTTGTAATTAATTACATTTATGGTTTTACGTATGATATAATTACGCTGTATTAAAATAAGAAATGAGGTATAGTTATGAATTATATGAAGAAAGTGTTTATCAATTTTTTAATGCTATTTATGGTATGCTTTTTAACATTACCAAGTCTAGCATCAGCGGAAACTAATAATTTATTAGAGCCAAAGCTTACTGAGGAAGAAGTATTTAAATTACTATCTGAAAATAATAATGATTTAAGACCTGCGACTAATAATGAATTTGATCAAATTGTAGAAAAATCGTTAGAAAAATTGAATGAAAACCCTAATGAGACTGTTGATATTTATGAAGTTTTAGAAGAATTAAATTTAAGTGATATTGAAGTGAAACTACAAGGTAACGATAATTTGCCGTTAGTTACTCCATTTGGATTTGGGGTTGGTTCTGTAGGATTAAGTAATTATTCTCGCAATAAAACAAACTTTGTAGCTCAACCCCATGTTAAAAATTTAATACCTTTTACAACATTGGATCAAATTGCAGGGTTTATCAAAGGCTTTTCTAACGTACCAGGAACAAACGCAAATGTTCTTCAGTTTAATTCTTACTTTTCAGAATTGAAAGTGGGTTATGGCACAAAAACAATTGGTGTTGCAAAAACAGTTCCGCATTATAATGATGATGCAGAAATTACAATTGATGCTATAGTATATGATGAAGGCGGCACTACAAAGGTGTATTATCGTGCAATAAGTCATCCCGATGGATCATACTCTAACTACTAAGGTGTTTATTGTGGAAATTCAGATTGAGTATAGGAGGATGCTATTATATGAAAAATAGTAAACCCTATCTGTCTCAACAGGAGGTTGAAAAACTTCTGTATGATGGCAACAAGGTCAAACGCTCAAGTGAAACAATCACTCCAAAAAGTAATAGGAAGCTTAAGGATAGTCATTTTATAATGATTAATTCAACGGTTTGTATATTTTTAGCGATTTTGGGGGCTGTATTTATTATCGGTATATGCTTTTTTTGGGGAATATTTTGATAACGAATATTTTAAAATTAGTAGTACAAACAAAGATCAAGGTTTGCACTACTAATTTTTTTATAGCTGATCCAAATCAAATGGATTATGTTAGTTATATTAAAAGGTGTTTGAACTATATGATGCTAATCCATCGCTTAGATTTATAAGCTATTCATAAACTAAATATTATAAGAGGACCATCTCAAGAGCCAGCTGCTAGTCAGTCTGGTTCTTTTCATTTGTCAAAAAAGGTATTGCGTGAACTGATGGGATCCAATGGGCAGACGTAAGTAATTTCCAAGGTTTTATTGTGGTTATTCGTTATTGCTAAACTGATTGATAATAAAGGGATCGTGAAAAATAAATGATGGAGTTCTTTGATTATCTATTCATTCTGCTTGAACTAATACAAGAGCTGTTAGTAGTTGTCATCCTTATTACATTTGTGTATGCATGTGTAGAGATGGTGAGAGCATCTCGACAGGGATTTAAAGAAATAGATTTAATATCAAAACGCTTTGAAATATTAATGGGCATGCCTCTTAAAAAAGCACGAGAAATATTAAAAGGTAATGAAAAAGAATAGCAACAATAGGTTCTTCCAGCACTTCAAATCCATGCGGGGCTTGCGACGCGCAGGAGTCGTCAATTTTTTATTTTGAAAAGTTACTTTCGCTTTCGCTTGTGGAACCTTGATTTTCATTGAGTTAAAAAGTTGCTTCATTAAATGCCCCCCAAAAAAAAAATCAAAAATAGTATTGAAACGAAAGTGAGGTGTGAGCAATGACGAAATCTAAAAACGAAAGCGAAAGTATATTTGATGCCGTAGTTTTAACAAGTGAATTTGCAAAGCTAGTAGGTAAAACACCACAATGGATTCGCCAGTTAACTCGTGATGACGTGCTTACACAATGCGGTCGTGGCAAATATCATTTTGGTCAAAATCTTTTAGCATATATTGAACATGCTGCTGGCGGTAAAGCAGGCGATGACAAAATAACACACGCAGATGTTAAAGCCGAGCACGAAATGCTAAAGAAGGAAAAAACCGAATTAGAACTGCAACGAATGCGCGGTCAATTGCATGATTCAAACGATGTTCGCGCAGTAATGGGAGATATGATTTTAAGCACTAAATCAAAACTATTATCTTTCCCTATCCGTATTAGCCCACAATTAGAAGGGGAATCAGCCAAAGCGATTGAAAAGAAATTGCATGAAGAAATCACAAGCATTTTAAACGTTTTGGTTGATTACAGTCCAAAACAATTTGAGCAAGAAGGTAATGAGTAGATTGATTGCTGAAAAAACAGTCGATTTATTTAAAGAAGTCGCTCAATTATGGGCGCCACGTCCAAATTTAACGGTGTCAGAGTGGGCAGACCGTTATCGTATATTAACAACAGCAACATCGGCTGAACCAGGACCGTGGCGCACTGATCGCGCTCCTTATATGCGTGAAATTATGGATAGTATTACCGCCGATGAAACAGAAGAGGTTGCAATTATGGCATCTGCTCAGGTTGGTAAAACCGAATTTATGTTGAACATGGTCGGCTATCATATCGATTACGATCCATGTCCAATCATGTTTATGCTACCGAACAAAAGGTTAATCAATTACTTTTCGAAAACACGATTGTCTACCATGATTGAAGCGAGTGAGCCTTTACAAAAGAAATTCGCTGCAGCTAAAAATTTAGGTAATACGATTGATGAAAAGAACTTTCTTGGTGGTTCGGTTGCCATTGTTGGAGCGAACGCCGCCTCCTCTCTTTCCAGTCGTCCGATTCGTATTTTGTTATGTGATGAAGTTGACCGGTATCCTGCTTCAGCGGGGACGGAGGGAGATCCAATTAATTTAGCAAAAATGCGTACAACAACGTTTGATTTTAACCGCAAGCTTATTTATGTATCGACGCCATTGAATAAAGGAACGTCACGAATTGAACAGTTATATGATGATAGCACAGCAGAACAGTGGTCATTTGCATGTCCATCATGTGACGAATATCAGCCGATTAAATGGGATCAAATTAAATTTGAATATCATAAAACGGATAGCGGCGAATTTATCATTGATGAGGTAAATCACGCTTGTTGCAAATGTGGTTGCTTGCACAGTGAACGTGAGTGGAAACGTAGTTCTGGTAAATGGATTGCACAAAAAAAACACTCCAATCGCCGTGGCTTCCATTTGAACCAATTTTCATCGCCGTGGGTTACATGGTCTGCTATTGTAAATGATTTTTTAAAAGCAAAACGAGATGGCCGTGAAAAATTAAAGACATGGGTAAATACAGTCCTTGGTGAGACATGGGAAGAAAGTGGCACTAAAGTTGATGAAGAATTATTATTTGAGCGTCGTGAAGTTTACGATGCCGATGTACCAGATGGCGTAAAAGTATTAACGGCAGCGGTCGATGTGCAAGATGACCGTTTTGAAATCGAAGTCGTTGGCTGGGGCGCTGGTCGAGAATCGTGGGGCATTGAGTACCATGTGATGTATGGCGATTTAAAGAAAGATGATATCTGGAATCAGTTGGATATGTGGCTTCAAAAGCGCTGGAGCAAAGCTAATGGAAAGCAGTTCGGTATTACCTGTACATGTATGGACACTGGTGGTCACTTTACACAAGAAGTATATCGTTTCTGTGGTGCACGTGGAGCGCGTAATATTTATGCAATTAAAGGGGCAAGTGCTGTTAAGGGTGAGTATATGCCGCTATTAGCAGGTACATCGCGACCGAAACCATTAAAGACGCTTCTCGTGCGACTCGGCGTAAACGATGGGAAAGCTCGCGTCATGTCTAGTTTGCAAGTGGACGAAGTTGGTCCGAACTATTGTCATTTTCCTCGGGGTAAAGGGTATGAGCTAAATTACTTTTTGGGATTGACTGCTGAAAAATTAGAAGTGCGGCATGAAAAAGGTGTACCGTATCACGTTTGGGTGAAAGTACGCGCACGAAATGAGCCATTTGATTTACGTGTTTATAATATTGCAGCCCTTGAAATTGTAAATCCAAACTTTGAAAAAGAATACACCGGTGCAATTCAAAGAAAGAAAAAACGTGTGAGAAGGGGATAAGCAATGATTACACTAAAACGAGCAAAAACACATTTAGAAGCATGGCTTGATGCGGAATTAGCCATCAGTACAGCTCAGTCGTACAGCATGGGTAGTCGCACATTAACTCGAGCAAATTTGCCAGAGGTTCGGAAGCAGATTGATTATTGGCGTAATCAGGTTTCACAGTTGGAAATGCAGGCAAGCGGAAAGCGAATGCGGCGTACAAAACAATTTGTTCCGATAGATAATTAGAAAGTTGGTGATACACTTTGACAGAAAAATATGGGGACCCAACCAATGATGCTACTGGTTATGCCAATCATGGAGCAAGCACTCAAAAACGAAGTACGATTGGTTGGATGAGTACTTTAAGTGACCCAATAGATGATATTGAGCGCAACGTAGAAACGTTACGTGAACGGTCAAGGGATTTGTACATGGGCGCTCCCATTGCAAGTGGTGCTTTTAAAACAATCGTAACGAATGTTGTTGGCTATGAACTAGCGTTAAATTCTAAAATTGATGGCGCTTATCTTGGCTTGTCGCCTGAAGAAGTTGATAATTTAGAATCGCAAATCGAACGAGAATTTAATTTTTGGGCAGAATCCAAAAATTGTGATGCAAATCGGATGTGTGATTTTGGACAATTACAGCAATTAGCTATGCTATCTATGCTTGTTTCAGGTGATTGTTTTAGTTTGTTGCCTATGAAAAAACGTCCTGGTTCGATTTATGAATTAACAGTGAAATTAATTGAAGCAGATCGCGTATGTAATCCATTTATCGATAGTTTCTATGACGAGAAAATAATTAATGGAGTTGAGATTGACGCATCTGGTGAAGTTATTGCATATCATATCGCAGACAAGCACCCGAACAGCTCATTGACAGTTCAAAATAGTTGGAAGCGTATCGAAAAGTATGGGAAGTTAAGCGGTCGAGTTAATGTTATTCATTTAGTCGAACTAGAGCGCCCAGAACAAAGGCGCGGCGTACCGCTATTGTCTCCTGTTATCGAAAGCTTAAAGCAAATAGATCGTTATACAGATGCTGAAATTATGGCAGCTGTTATAAATGGTATGTATTCATTGTTTGTTACTACCGAAGCAGAAAAACAAGGGGAATTTGGTGGTGGATTTGGTAGTAATTTCGAAGAAGAGGAAGATGATTCGAAAATTAATGTAGGTAACGGTTCCGTCAACTTTTTACGTGAAGGAGAAAAGATTCAAGAATCGAATCCTGGTCGTCCTAATGTGAATTTTGACGGATTTGTAACAGCTATTTTTAGACAAATTGGTGTAGCTTTAGAATTACCGTATGAAGTGTTAATGAAACACTTTACTTCAAGTTATTCAGCGAGTCGAGGGGCATTATTAGAGGCTTGGAAGATGTTCAAAAAACGACGTATTTGGCTAGCTAAGAACTTTTGCCAACCAATTTACGAAGAATGGTTGACTGAAGCCGTTTTAAAAGGTCGTATAAACGCACCTGGTTTCTTTACTGACCCACTTGTAAAAAAATCATACTGTAAAGCTGAATGGAACGGTCCGACACAAGGGCAATTAGATCCTAAGAAAGAAGTAGAAGCAGCCATTTTACGAATTGAATCGGGATTAAGTACACGTACTCGCGAAGCAAATGAATTAACCGGTACTAGTTATTTCGAAAATCATGAATTACGTGTTATTGAAGAAACGGTTAGAAGAGAAGCTGGGTTTAGTGTTCCGGTGACGATTAATATTCAGTCAAATAAAAATGACGAAGATAATAAAGAAGACGATGCCGACGATAAGTAGCACCGTCTTTTTTGTATTGAGAGGAGGTGAATACGGTGAAGAAAATCGACATTAAAGGGCATATCGTAAGCGATGACCACTTGGAAGTTTATCAATGGTTTGGCATCTCTGCTACGAGCCCGAGTGTTATAAAAAATGCAATTACTGAAGCAGAAAATTCCGGTGAAAATGAATTGCTTGTTGAAATTAACAGTGGTGGCGGTTCAGTATGGGCCGGAGCTGAAATGTACTATGCATTGAAAAAATTCAATGGCAATGTAAAAGGTGAAATTCCTTCAATGGCTGCATCTGCTGCAACATTCCCAGCAATGGCGTGTGACCATCTATCAATGTCTTTGCTAGGTCAGATGATGATTCATAGAGCACAAAATGGTATGCGAGGCGATCAAAAAGATATGCGAAATAACGCGGATTTCTTGAAAAATGTTGACGATAGCATTATCAGTGCTTATTTAACGAAAACGTCATTATCACGTGAAGAATTAAATGAAATGATGAATAAAGATAGTTGGATGACAGCTCAACAAGCACTTGATTCAAAATTTATCGATGAAATTTTATTTGCTAATACAATTCCTGATCCAGTTGCTAGTGCAAGTGATAACGATAATAGTACATTGTTGCCACAAGATGTTATCGACAAGGTGAAAGCCGAAATTTTAGCAAGTAAAAATATGGTACCTAATCCGGTGAATGTTGCTGAACCACCTGTCGAACCAAAAAATCAAAATAAGGAGGATTCTGAAATGAATCTTGAAACATTACAAAATGAACATCCCGAACTGTTCAACCAAGTTAAAAAATTGGGTTATACAGAAGGTGTAAAATCCGAAAATGCTCGAATCAAAAGTATCGAGGAAATCGCAGTACCTGGAAATGAGACGTTAGTATATGACGCCAAATTTGTTAATCCAGTACCTGCAGCAACGTTTGCGATTAATGCATTAAAGGCTCAAAAAGAGCAAAACACACAACAACTACAAAATATGCAAAAAGATGCTGATCCGGTGAATCAAGTACCAGGTACAAACGCGCCAATTGTAGATCCAGTTGATGATATTGAAAAAGAAGCACAAGAATTGGCAAATATTTTTAAAGGAGCTGAGTAATGATGAAACAATTACGTGAACAAGTTGGTACCTTTACGCCAGACAATTTGTTTTATGATACTTCATTCCCTGTACAAACTGGTGCAGTAAAATTAGCTGCAGGTCAAGGTACTTTATTGCGCGGTACAGTTGTTGGTAAAAATGATGCAGGAGAATTTATTCCAGCTAGCGAGACTGTAGCTGCTGATGAAATTTTAACTGATGATGTTGATACAGGTGCAGAAGTAGGCGCGGCAATTGTTGCTGAAACATACATTTCTGGTTCATTTAATTCGAATGCTTTAATTGTAGATGGTGATATTGCAGGTCATGTTGCAATACTGCGAACAAAAGGCATTTATTTGAAAGCAACACTATAAGGGGGAATTAAACGATGACACAAAATTTATATAAAACTCTTACAATTTTAAAAGCGGTAACGCAACTTCCGAAAGTACACACATTTTTGCGTGATACTTTTTTTAGTTCAGTTGAAACATTTCCAACTGAACATGTAATTATCGATTATACAAAAGGGAAACGCAAAATGGCGCCATTTGTAGCACCACGTACAGGCGGTAAGACAATTGCTCGTGAAGGCTATCGTACAGAAAAGTATACAGCTCCACGTGTTGCACCACAAAAATCACTATCTGTAGATGATTTAACAAATCGTTTAGCTGGGGAAAGTATTGTAAGTGCAAAAACACCTGCGCAGCGTTCACGTGAACTACTTGCAAAGGATTTAATCGAATTGCACGATATGATCACACGTCGCGAGGAATGGTTAGCTGCACAAACACTTGTAAAAGGTAAGGTAATCATGAAAGGTTACGCAGGAGAAGGCTTAGAAGTAATCGAGCAAGAGTTAAATTTCGGCTTTACACAAAACATTACTTTATCAGGTACTGACAAATGGACTAATCATACAAAAAATGCTGAAGGTGCATATGTATCAAATCCATATGAAGATATTAAGGCGTGGCGTAAGCAGGTTACAAAAGAATCTGGCCAAGCACCTGACACGTTATTACTCGGTGAAAATGCCGAGAAAGCATTCATTAACCATCCCGTTATTACCGAAATGTTCGATAAAAAATCAATGCATTTCGGTAATATTGAGCCTAGCATTAAATCTGATGTAGTTACATTCATCGGTAAATTACCAGGGTTAGGCGTTGAAATTTACACATATGACGATTGGTATTTGAATGAAGAAGGGGATGAACTACCATATATCCCAGCAGACAAAATTATTTTAGCTAAAAAGAAATTCGCAGGATTTGCTTATGGAGCTATTACACAAATGGAACAAGGCAAAGAAGATTTTACAACTTATGATGGTAATCGCGTCCCTAAAATTTGGGCTGACCATCAAAATGAACAAAAAATGATTCGTCTTTCTTCTCGTCCTGTGCCGAAGCCAGGTAATGTTGATGCGTGGTTAGTTGCCACTGTACTTTAATTGATTGGAGGAAATTGTTTTGAACGGTTATTTAGTTAAATCCACTATTCGTCATGACGGTGAACGTTATAAAAAGGGCGATTTCATTGGAGAAAATAAATTAGATGAGCAGTCTGCTAAAAGGCTGCTCTTTTTAAATGTAGTTTCCAAGGCGGTCCAAGAAAGCGAAGAAACAATTGAAGCAGTACCACCTGAAAACACTGGTGAAGGTTTACGGGGCGGTCATAATGCTGATGAAACAATTGAAGAAATTCTTGATGCGAATTTTGAATTGGATGAGCTAAAAGAAGGTGCCAAAGAAGTTGGTTTATCGTTCGCTGCTAACTTAGGGAAGCCGAAGCTTATCAATTTAATTATAGAAAATGAGAAACAGGATTACTTCTTAGATCAATTAGAAGATTGAGGTGAATCTGTATGAAAAGGACGTTTAAAGATTTCGTTCAATCGGATATTACAGCCGCTTTTGTGAATCAAGATGAATTTGCAGAACCAGTCATAATTAACAGTGAAGAAATGATGATTGTACGTGATGCAGATACAGTAAATCCTAATAAGACAAGCAAGCAGCTAGCAACATACGATGTATTATTCCACGTTGCATCTTCTTATTTTGAGCATATTCCACAGTCTGAGATGCTCATGGAATTTGAAGGTGAGGATTACCGCATTAAAAGCGTGAGCGACAATATGGGAATGTTAACTATTGGATTATCAAGGAATGAAGCATGAGCGTCCGTATAACAATTGACGATGCCGAATTTCAACGAGTCCAGGGCATGTTGGGGGAAATCGCTCACAAAGCCCCAAATGTTATTGCCAGTTCATTAAATCGTAGCATATCCAATTTAAACGCCAACATTCCAAAAGAAGTGCGTAAAAATTATCACATCAAAGCTATGGATATTAAGAAAACCCTGAAAAATTTTAAAGCTAGTTCTTCCAATTTATCCGCTAAAGTAATATCTAACGGTAAGGTATTAGGTTTAGATAAATTTAAAGTAAGCCCTAAAACAGTCAATCCAAAACGAAAATCGCAGCTGAAAATAGCAATAAAACAAGGTGGTACAAAACAAATTTTAGGTGCGTTTGTCGCAAATATTCATGGGACAAAAATTTTTAAACGTGATGGCAAAACACGCTTGCCAGTAGCTCGTTTAATGGGACCGTCAATACCTCAAATGATTGGGCATGAAGAAAGCGTTAGACAGATAGAGTCAGAAGCTTGGGCCGCTTATCAAAGAAACTTAAATTATTATGTTAATCATCTTTTGAGTAGATTGTAAGGAGGTACTAAATGACAGTCTTAAATATAATGGATGGATTAATTGCACGTTTGGGAGAAGCATTAAAAGAATTCCCTTTAAAGCTACAAACAAACGATCCTAATCCATTTAAAATTTTTCGACATAAAATTCCTGAACGACTCAATAAAAAACTTGATTATTCCAAGAAGGATACACACGCCGAAGTGTATCCTTTTTGCGTTGTCAAAATCGATAAAGGAAAAAAAGAAGCTAACGTATCGAATCAAGATTCTGTATTTAATATCATTGTCGGCGTTAAAAATGAAGATCATGATGGCCAAGGATACGACGATGTGATGACTTGTATTCAGACGCTATGGGATGATTTTAATGAAAATCCAGTTGTAGCGAATTTTCACAAATTAAAATATGAAATCGAGTGGGCATTAGATGACAGTGACGAAGAAATGCATCCGTTTTATTACGGTGTTATCCGTTTAGTAGTCGAATCTCCATCGATGCAATATGTAGGAGGGTATGAAAGTGGCGAACGAAGCTATTAAAGAAAATGCAAAGGTGACAGCTGAAGAGGTTGCCAAAGTAATAAAGACCGTTGCACCGGTACACAAAGAAAAAATTCCGCAAAAGATTTATGTCGGTCCTAACTTGTTGGGATTGCCAAAATACACAGTGGTTGAATCTGTCCATACACCACATATCCAATCGTTTATTAAAGATTGTGCGGAGATTGAAAAGCTGTTTGTTCCAATTGATAAAATGGCAGAAACAGAGTCTCGTGTCATTCAGAAAGGGACTTTAGAACATAGGGATTATAACAAAGCAATTGAATTTAAAGTCGGGAAGGTGGATAAATAATGACTGGATATAAACATGGTGTATACACACATGAGTTGCCAACATCGATTGTTCCACCGGTTGTATCAACTGCGGGGCTTACGGTTGTTTTTGGTACTGCACCGATACATTTATTAGATAACCCTTCTGATGCTGTAAATAAAGCTGTATTAGCTTACACGTACAGTGAAGCAGTTCAAAAGATGGGCTACAGTTCGGATTTTAATAAATATACAATTTGTGAAGCTATTAGCTCACACTTTGCATTATTTGCCGTATCACCTTTAGTCATGATTAACGTGTTAGACCCTGAAAAACATGTAGTAAAAGGAACTGAGACAGTCACAATCGCAAAAGGTGAAGGGGTTTTATTAGCTGATGGCATCATGAAGTCATCAATTAAAGTCACAAGCGCAGACGGAACGACAACTTATAAAGCATCTGATTACGAGCTTGAATTTGATGACGATGGAAAACTTCACATTTACACAACCGTTGCCACTGAAATTAAGGTGGAATTTGAACGATTAGATGCGACGCTTGTTACTGCAGCGGATGTTGTTGGTGGCGTATCACTAGATGGTAGCTATAAAGGATTGGAGCTAGTTAATACCGTATTCCCACGTTTCCGTGAAGTGCCTGGTATTCTTATTGCACCAAAGTATTCTACAAATCCATTAGTCGCAGCTGTATTAAAGGCGAAGTCAAAAAACATTAATGGGTTATTCCAGTCGATTGCTATAGTAGATGTACCAACATCTGAAGTAAAAGACTATACGGCAGTTCCGGAATACAAAAATATGAACAATCTGGACGATCCTAATCTGTTTGTTTGTTGGCCAAAAGTTTCGATTGGTGGCAATCAATATCATATGTCTACGCAAATGGCGAGTTTGACCAACTTAATCGACGCTCAAAATGAGGGCTATCCATATCACGAGCCGTCCAATAACAATCTACAAATGGACGCAGCTGTATTAGAGGATGGTACTGAAATTTTACTTGGACTTGAACAAGCTAATTACCTAAACGGACAAGGTGTTGTTACGGCACTTAATTTCATCGGGGGATGGAAATTATGGGGGCATCGTACAAGTTGTTACCCAGGTAATACGGATCCAAAAGACGCGTTCATTTCAGTTCGTCGAGTGTTCATTTTTGAGCAAAATCAATTTATCCTTACGTATTGGCAGAAAGTCGATAAGCCAGGAAATCGCAAGCTAATCGATAATATTGTTGATAGTAAAAATATCGACTTAAACGGTAAGGCTGCACGCCAATTTATTTTAGGTGGTCGCGTTGAATTTTTACGTGAAGAAAACCCGTTAACTGATTTAATCGATGGTATTTATAAATTCCATCTGTTTATTACACCAGCTACACCTGCGAGAGAGATTCGTGGGTTATTTGAATTTGATCCGATTTATTTTGAAACACTATTTGCTTAAAAAGGAGGTAAATTAATTGAAGAAAATTGATCAGATTTTATCGAACTTTACCGCATGGGAAGATGCAGTAAATTGGATGGGCGTTGTAGATGTGGAGTTACCCAACTTTGAAGCATTAACTGAGACGCTTAAAGGTGCTGGTATTGCAGGTGAGTCTACTACACCGGTTATCGGACACTTTGGTTCTCAAACTACAAAATTAAATTGGCAAACATTATCTCCTGATGCAACGAAATTAGCTGAACCGAAAGTGCATGCTTTGGATTTCCGAGGAAACCAACAAATTTTTGATCCACTTAATGGTTATATCAATCAAGAAGTTGTTGTAAAAACGCGTTGTGTACCAACGAATTTTAGCCCAGGAAAATTTGCCGTATCTGCTGCTACCGAAACGGCAAATGAATTTGAAGTGCATTATGTCAAAATTATGATTGGCGGCAAAACAACAATCGAATTCGATAAATTTAACTTTGTATATATCGTTAATGGTAAAGATTATTTAGAAGAGGTACGAAAAAATCTAGGTTTATAGGAGGCTATTTAGATGAGAAACACCGCAAATAATGTTGTTAAAATTGAAAATGCTGAGGAAGGTATGGAAAAGGTTATCGTTTTAACAAAGCCACTTGAATTTGAAGGAGAGCGTTATGAAAAAATTGTGCTCAATTTTGAAGATTTAACAGGGGAAGACATTGAAAAAGCAGAAATGCAGTTTAATGCTGAAAGTCCCCAAAATTCAATTGTCATGGTAAAAGAAATGTCAAAAGGTTTTACTGCACTTGTTGCAGCTAAGGCGGCAGGTGTGCATCCTAGTGTTATTCGTAAATTGTCAGCACCCGATTATTCAAAGGTGACAATGCGAACAACGCTTTTTTTAATGAACGGAAAATAAATAGAGAACCGTCACGAACGATTCAGTTGATCTGTTTGTACTGTGCTAGACACAGTCACTCGTCAGCTGAATTTTTTTTGAATATGACGTTGCGACGTTTATTTTCTTGGAAAGAAACGATTGAGTACGCGTTAGCTGAAGCAGAAACAAATAAAAAGTGAGGTGAAAGTTAGTGTCAAAAGTCTTTGAAATTGCGTTTAAGCTGGGCGGAGAGCTAACGAGTAGCTTCAGAAATGCTTTTGACGATGCGGGTGGCGCAATTAAAATGGTTTCCGTTGCAGCGGCGGCATTAGGTGGTACGGCGGTACTTGGAAGCTTAGCGTCACAAGTAATGGACATGAATGACTCCTTTACGCAATTGTCAGCTCAGACAGGTATGGTAGGGGAAGATCTAGAAGGTTTAAAAGGCGTTGCAGAAAATCTCTTCAGGAATAATTACGGCGAAGATTTTAACGAAGTAACTGCAGCCCTTGCAAACGTTAAGCAAAACATGCATGAATTAAATGATGTGGATCTTGAAAAATTCACTGGTGACGCACTCATGTTTACCAAAACATTTGATGCGGATATGAACGAAACAACACGTGCAGCTAATAATATGATGTCGGCATTTGGTATTGAATCTAGTAAGGCAATGGATTTATTCGCAACAGGTGCACAGCGCGGACTTAATTTTAGTGACGAAATGCTAGACAATGTTGCAGAATATGCCCCCTTATTTGGAAACATGGGATACTCAGCGGAAGAGTATTTTGGCATTATGGAGCGCGGCTCAAAAGCGGGCGTTTATAATCTTGATTATGTAAACGATGCAATGAAAGAATTCCAAATACGTACAAAAGATGGCTCTAAATCGACTAGTGACGCGATGGGTAGCATGTCCAAAGAAACTCAAAATGTTTGGAAGGAATTTATGAAAGGCAATGGTACCGTTTCGGATGTTGCTTCAACTGTTGTCGGAGAATTAAAAGGTATGGAAGACCAGATTGCTGCAGGTCAAATTGCTGTATCTCTATTCGGCACAAAATGGGAAGACCTAGAAGCCGATGCGATGTACGCAATGCTTGGAACAACCGACGCAATGACTGGTTTTGAAGGTAAGATGGATGAAATTAATCAAATTCAATTTAGTTCATTTGGAGCGGCAATTCAAGGTATCGGACGAATGTTATTTATGGATTTGGTCTATCCAATCGGTGACATGGTATTACCATATTTAAATGAGTTTGCTAATTATATGCGCGATAATTTACCAGCTGCCATCGAACAAGCAAAAGCCGCAATAAAACAATATGGTCCTATCGTCCTTGCTGTTGCTGGGGCGTTTTTGACGTATAAGGGTGTACTTCAAGGTGTTTCAGGGGTGCAAAAGCTATTTGGTATGATGCTAAAAGCAAATCCATTTACGTTAGTGGTAGGTGCTGTAGTGGCGCTAGGTGCGGCTTTCTATATGCTTTACCAAAAATCAGAAACATTTAGAAACGTCATAGATCCTATGATAAGTGTTTTAAAGGGTGCTTTTGTAGCGGGAGTAACACAGGTAGGCTCTACAGTCTCGCAAGTATTACCTACAGTGATCGCTGCCTTTTTATCTCTAGCAACGCCTATTAAGGAATTGGGCGCATTTGTGCTACCTCTATTAATTTCAGCAGCACAAACCGTTTTCCCAGCACTTGTTATGGTAGTTCAAACAGCGGCGCCGATTATTTCAAACTTAATAGGGTCGATTGGAATTATTTTAACCAATGGTGTTATTCCAGCAATTTCTTCATTGATGCAAATTGTACAAACTGTTTTCCCAGTTATTCAACTTGTTATTCAAAATGCGTTAACTTTAATCACTGGTATTATCCAAACAGCGATGGCATTACTGCAAGGTGATTGGTCTGGAGCGTGGGAAATCATTAAAGAAACAGCAACTACAATCATGGATAATATTGTTTCATTCTTTACTGGCATCAATTTATTTGATGTTGGTAAATCCATTATTACTGGATTGATTGACGGAATCAAGTCGATGGGTAGTGCTGTGATAGGCGCAATTACTAATATGATCCCAGAACCGATTAGAGCAGCGGCAAGTGACATCATTGGAAAAGTACCAGAATTCGCGGCAGGTGGAGTTGTGTCTTCAGCGACATTGGCTTGGGTTGGTGAAGGTGGCGATACGGAATCTATCATACCTTGGAATAATAGTCAGCGTTCGAAAGATTTATGGCTACAGGCAGGGCAACAAATCGGCATGTTAAGCGATTCAGGAGCAATGGACAAAGCGCAGGAACAAATTGCGATGCAAACCTACGCCAACGAAAATCCAACTATTTTACCTGAACAAGTCAAAGGGTCAGTTAATAATAATCAAGGTGGAAACAGTCCAATCATTGTGCAATTTAGCCCACAATATAACGTTTCTAAAGCCGAAGACTTAGAGCAAATAAAACAGCATGCGGATCAAGATAAAGACGACTTGGAAGCACGACTAAACGAAATTGCACATAATGAGCGGAGGAAATCATTTGGCGACTAACACATATACGACCATATCGGGTGATGAGTGGGACGGTATTTGCTATAAGCATTATGGGGTAAATGGTGAAATGTTTATGGATAAAGTCATGCAAGTGAACTCATCTCATATCAAAACAGTTGTTTTTTCAGCAGGTGTCGTACTAACGATGCCTGTTTTTGAATTACAGCAAGATTTGCAGGATTTACCGCCGTGGATGAGGTGACGCAATGACAAATACAAGACGCGCAATTGCAGACATAATGTACATGGGCGTAAAGATAACACAAGACATTGCACCTTACTTAAAGTCATTTACATTCAATGATAACGAGGGTAAAAGTGACGATATTCAATTAGATTTGGAAGACCGTGATAGAAAATGGCAAGGACCATGGTTGCCGAAAAAAGGCGACAAAATTAGTGCTACTATTCAGTTGCTTAATTGGTATAAAGAAGGCGAAACAGTCACGTTAAATTGCGGTACATTTTTTGTTGATGAAGCAAGTTTTAAAGGGCCACCAGACAGCGTTTCAATCAAGGCTTTATCTGTTCCTTTTACAAAAGGCGGTAAGGACACAAAGAAAACGAAGGCTTGGGAAAATGCGACGCTGCAAGCTATTTTAACAGACGTTGCAAAAGATGCAGGCTTGAAATTGGTATATGATGCACCAACTTTTATTTATGATCGCGTGGAGCAAGATAAAAAAACGCCACTTGCATTCGCAAAGAGTTTGGCGAAGCGTGAAGGGCTAGCAACAAAGGTCACAAAAGAGCAGTTAATTATTTACGACGAGTTAGAGTATGAACAAAAATCAGAAGTGCGGACAATAACACGTGGTGAAGATGATGTAAAAAGCTACGATTTTAAAGAATCAGCTGCTGAAGAGCAATATTCGAAAATTGAATTGTCATACTTTGATGGTAAGACAAAGAAAAATATTAAGTATACGTATAATGTTCCAGGTGTAAAAGATGGTCCAACACTAAAAATTAACAAGCGTGCTAAAAATTTAAATGAAGCAAAGCGTTGGGCACAAAAAGAAGCACGCAACAAAAATAAAGGCTCTAAAAGTGGAAAAATCACATTGATGGGCCATGAAAAGATGGTTCAAGGTGTAACTGTGAACATTAAAAATTTCGGGGCATTTGACGGAAAGTATTTCATCGAAACGTCCAGCCATAGAGTGACTGGCGGGTACACCACAGACATTTCACTCAGGGAGGTGCTTGGCTATTGAGTAAAAGCGGAATGGAAGACACACCATTTGAAGCGATACGAAAAGGGCTTGTATCATCTGTAAATCGAAAAAATTGTACAGCTAAAGTATATTTCCCTGATTGGGAGGAGAAGGTTTCTTTTGATTTGCCTGTTATGCAGAAAAATACATTGAATACAAAACACTACTGGATGCCAGAACCGAATGAACAAGTCATTTGTGCGTTTTTTGCAAATGGATCGCAGGAAGGAGTTATCCTTGGTGCGATTTATTCAGAAGCAGATACCGTTCCGCAAGAACTTTTAGAAGATGGTTGTGAAGGCGCTGTTTTTTCGGACGGTACCACAATTAAATATGATGTGAAAAACCATCTTTTGACCATCGATGTTAAAGGTGGCGTTCAAATGACAACGGAAAAAGAATTTGTCGTGAACGGGAAGGTGATCGAATGATTGGCATATGGGGTGACGTAGTATTTACAGTGTCAGATAAAAAAATTAATACGTTTGACGATTTTAAGCGTACTGAAAATGCACGTTGGTCAAAACACGATATTCATGGTCAAAAACAAAAGGCTGAATTTATTGGAGTGGAAGCCGGAAAAGTTTCATTCACCATGCATTTTTCAGCTTTTCACGGAGTTAATCCAATTGTAGAGCTAGATAAATTTGTTAAACACGCACGAAGCGGCGTAGCACATACATTAATAATTGGTACAAAACGAGTTGGCATTGGAAAATGGTACATGCCTGGTACGGATCAATCATGGAATCATATTGATAACCGAGGGAACATTTTAACTGCAGGCTTGAACGTGACGATGGAGGAATACGTATGAAGCAATACACATTAACTTATAATCCATCTGTTATAAATTTTCGTCCAGCTAACGTACTAGAAGAAATTTTTCAAAATATCAATACGATCCTGGGAACTTATAAGTTTTCAGTGCCGTTATTTCGTGGCTTTGGTTTTCAAGCTGGATTTATAGATAAACCGATGAGTATATTACAACCACTCTTTGTGCGAGAAGCTGTTGAGAAAATTGAGCAGTATGAGCCACGTGTTATCGTGGAAGAAGTTGAAATGACCGCTGAAATAGATGGTATTGCTTATCCAATTGTTATTTTTTCATTACGAAATGGGGTGCAAGTATGACAACCATTTTACCCGAAATAAACTTTTTAGAGACAGATCCACAGCAATTATTGACTGAAATTATCTCCACATACGAAAATGCGGAAGGTCGAAAGTTAGCGCTCGCAGATCCGTTGCGATTGATTTTTTGACTTTTGCTTCTGTAATTACAAAACAAAATGTAGCAATTAATGACTCTGCTAAACAAAATTTATTACGCTATGCACGTGATAAGATATTGGATCATAAAGGTGCTGAAATGACAACGCCACGTTTAGAAGCAACGGCTGCTACTACAACACTGCGCTTACATTTATCAATGCCGTTAACATCGTCAAGAATCATCGATAAAGGGGCACTAGCAACTTCAAATGAAGGGGATATTTTTTTTGCTACGATTGAAGAAATGGTAATTAGTCCAGGTGTTAATTTTGTGGATGTTGAAATGGAGTGTACAACAAAAGGCGAAATTGGTAATGGGTTTACGCTTAGTCAAGTTGATACATTAGTAAAACCATTACCATATATCGATTACGTTGAAAATATTACTGAATCAAACGGTGGGGCGGAAAGAGAATTAGACGAACCATATCGAGATCGTATCTATTTAGCACCTGAAAAATTATCGAATGCTGGTAGTGAAGGTGCGTATATGTATTTTGCAAAAACGGCATCTGCTTTGATTAGTGACGTTTACGTGTACATGCCGAAAGCGGGCCATGTAGATGTGAGTGTGTTGCTACAAGGTGGAGATTTACCAACCCAGGAAATTATAGATAAAGTGACAGATGCAGTTAGTGCAAAACATGTTCGCCCATTAACCGATCACGTTTCAGTTCACGGTCCTGAAATCATCACGTTTGATATTAACGTGACCTACTACATCGAAACAGATGCTGTAGATAAAAATGTTATACATCAAAAAATAACACAGGCCATTGACGATTATTTAATTTGGCAACAATCAAAAATCGGACGAGATATTAATCCATCTAAATTAATTAGTGATTGTATTAAAGCAGGTGCAAAACGCATCGAAGTAACCGATCCAATATTCACCGTTGTACCAAATGGCCAAGTTGCTCATATTAATTTGAAGTCAGTTGTATTCGGGGGCGTAGAAGATGATTAATTTAAATCAAAATACCTTACTCCGTGAAATACCCAGCAATCTATTAGTCGATGAGAAGGTAAAAAACTTAGCCATTTCTTTGCAGGGATCTTTGGATAAAATGCTCGATTGGTCCGATAAAATTAATTACACCATGAACTTAGAAAAATTGGACGATGCGGTGCTGGACCATTTGCTTTGGGAAAAACATATCACTTGGTCAGAGGGGCTTGAATTAGTCGAGTCACGTGAGCAAAAAATCAAATTTATCGAAAACGCGATTGAACTACATCGATTAAAGGGAACACCAGCTGCACTTGAGTTGGTGTTTTCTGTTTTGGATAAGCCCTGTCAATTACAAGAGTGGTTCCAATACGAGGGTGAACCGTATCACTTTAAAATTGAAATTAATACTTTGACGATGACAGACCATGAATTGAAATTGCTGCGAAAATTGATTCATGAATATAAAAATGTACGTTCGTGGCTCGATTTTGTCGCAATTAAGATGCCGCAAACACGATATATCGAACTAAGTTCAGAGAAATATCATTATCCAGTGTATCTGCCTATATGCGGTGAAATTTATTGCGAAGGTATGCCAGGCACGAAACATGCAATTCATATGGAATTACAATCGGTAAATTACACATACCCTGTACATTTACCAATCAGTGGTGAAATTTATGCAAATGAGGTGATGGATGAATGGTAACGCGCATCGTGACAGATCGTACACTAGAATTTTTAAAAAACATGGCTAAAAAGGCTGTTGTGACGATTGATGGACAGCAGTATGAAAAAGAATTCCATTCGCAGCTTGTTGAAGATGATACCGTTAAAACATATATCTATTTGGATGATGGACACGGAATTGTAACAGAAGCAAAGCTAGTGGATGAGCATGATATTGAATTAGATAAATACACGACACACGTAGAACAAAGCGAAGATGGTCTGATGATTGTCTTTACATTGTCGGTTGTGTTGAAAGGAGTTACAAACGGATGAATATCTCTTTTAAAAATGATTATACGTTGCTTTATTGGCGAGATCGCATTTGGAAAATTGGTTCGGATGGAAAACTGATTCCAAAAAAGGATAACAACGGGCAGATTATATTGAATCCGATATCAGGGCAACCAGAATACGAAACGATTGAAGATGGTACTCGTGTTGCTGCAAAACGTTTGAATCACATGGACGAAGGGATTTTTATGGCTCATGAGTTTATTGTTGATTTATCGTCTCTGGTGCGTCGCTTGCAAGTCCAAATGGAGCTAGATGGTCGCGTACCAGGTAACTCAGGCACGTTCGCCGACACATTAGACGGCAACACCAACAAAATCATATTAGACACAACGCTCACAGATATTATTCAACCTGTCGCAGCAGGCACTACAGTTATCCCAGTTGCAAATGTGACAGGCTTTACTGCATTTACACAAGTCACAATCTATGATGATGTATCAAGCGAGGACGTATTTATCACCGCAATCAGCACAGATACAATCACAGTCCAAGCGCTTGTTAATGGCTACAAAAAAGGCGCAAAAGTGGCTCGTAGTAATGTAGCGATTGATACGGTAAATGCAGAGATGGGCGTTGGGAATTGGCAGACTTATAACGTTGAATTAGTGGAGGTGGTTTAGGATGGTTAAGTATTATTATGATAGATACAACGTTAATGTAGGTGCGGTATACCAAGATACAGCACCCTGGGTATTCAAAGAACAAGTACACCAAAAATTAGAGGGTTTAAGGAAAACTGCGGGTTTTGATGCAAACACGAACACCTACCATCTAGGCGGCGACTACTGGAAAGGTGGAGAGTACGGACCACCTGGAACGTTAGCTCATAATATTTATACAGGCGGGTATAAACTTATAAGATACACGGTTGTCAGCAATGGCGATTCCAGCTCGGTTACTACCATAGCGACAATGAATGTGCATGAGAAAACCGCCGCCCAAAACACAAGTACACCTACGTACAGCCGAGGGTCACTAGCACAGGGCGACATACCCGCAGAAGATGGGTCATTCCCGAACGACGGGCGACACACAGACGGTTTTTGGTATGTGCGTAAAGGTGTCGTAAACACAGCACCAAACTACACGCAAATCCCAACGCAATCAACAAAGAAAAATGAAAGTGTCACATTAAATCTATTAAATTACTTTTCCGACCCGGATGGCAACCCATTAACATTTTCGGCAGCATCGAATAACACAGGCCTTGCCACGGCAACGGTAACAGGTAACACCTTAACGCTCACAGGTAAGGAAATTGGGTCGGTTTGGGTTACGGTATCAGCGTCGGACGGATCTTTGAGTACGTCCCAAGGATTTACTTTTAACGTGGTAAATAGCATACCAACAGTTATTGTGACGTCACCGACAGCTAATATGACATTATATGAAAATGATGTG